TCAACCGAAGACGTTCTTGAACAAATTACAGAAAGCGTAGAAGAATTTGCAACACAAGATCATTTGGTTGAGAAAGCCAGTGAAAACTACGTGATTAATCTGGAAAACAAAGTAAAAGAACTTGAAAAAGCTCTTAACGAAAAACCCGCTGCCAAGCCTGCTGCCAAGGTTAACGCACCTTACGGCTACAAAAAAGACGGCACACCTAAAGCACGACCCGGACGCAAAGTATGAATGTCTATCTAAAACTCAACAAGGTAAGAGCTGAGTTCCATAGTTTGGAAATTAGAAAAACTGGCGAGAACAAATTTGCTGGCTACAAGTACTTTGAACTTGCAGACTTTGTAATCCCAGCTTTGAACCTGATGGACAAGCATGGTCTGACCGCCATGGTGACCTACGGCTCTGACAAGGCTCAGATGGCCATCGTTAACAACGAGAAGCCTGATGAAGTCCTGTTCTTCACGTCTCCCATGTCTGAAGCCAACCTCAAGGGCTGCCATCCTGTGCAAAACCTTGGAGCTGTGCAAACCTACATCCGCCGCTATCTTTGGGTGGCTGCGCTGGAGATTGTTGAGCATGATGCCGTGGATTCTTCTAAACCCGTTGACGAACCCAAGCCTGAACCCAAGCGATCTGAGAAGGTTCCAGCCAAGATGCAAGGCCAATCTGGCGAGTTCCAGATCACTGTGCAGTCCGAGGATTCATGCTCACAAGAGGAATGGCTCAACATCGTCAAAGACGCAGCTCACATGCTCTTGGAGTATTGCCATGACGACGCAGACGTTATGAAGATCTTCAAGAAGAACAAAGTCATCTTTGACCGAGTAAAAGAAATTGATCCAGCTTTCTTCAAGGAAATGATGGGCAAGTTCACCGAAACCAAAAACAAATTTGCGAAAGGCTAAATCATGGCATACGAACAAAAACCAAACGCTGGTGCGTTATTTCAAAACGTAAAGAAGTCACCTGCTCATCCAGACTTGAGAGGCGATCTGTTTTTAGATAAAACATTTTTGGTTGATCAAATGGATCGGTCCAAGGGAAATCTAGTCAAGATCTCTATCGCTGCTTGGAACAATACTTCTAAAACTGGTAAGCCGTATACAGCATTGACTGCTTCCCAACCATACGAAAAAGCAGCTGACGAAGACGTGCCATATTGATATGAAGACGCTTAACTTTGAAGCTGTCAAAGTTGCTCTGAAACAAGACAGAACCGGCTACGTGCTGGCTCTGTCTGTCCACCCAGACGGCATACCTGAAGACTTGATGCGTGACTTTGTTGGCTCTCGTTATCAGTGTGTGCTTGTCAGGGTAGATGGCAACGAAGAACCAATGAACAAAGCTGAAGAGTTTTCCGGCGACAAGGCTATCCGAATTGCTGGGATGCTAAGCAGGGATCCAGACTTCTGGAAGTATCTGTATGTAAAGGAAGAAATCTTTGACGAAGAAGCTGATCAAGCTGTTGAATGGGTAAGGGCAACGTTGCACATTCAATCCAGATCTGAGTTGAAGACAAACCGAGAAGCACAGATACGTTTAGACAAAATTCACAGAGACTACCAAGAATGGAAACAAGAAAACTAATCCCATACTCGGTGTACCTGCCGCAGGAACACCACGACAAACTTAAAGAGTTTGCCAAGCAGCGCAAGGCTTCTGTTTTGATTCGGGATGCTATTGGCATGTTGGTGGATGGCAACGATGTATTCACCACGGGCTACAACAAGGCATTAAAAGATGCTGCCAAGGTCATTTATGACTGCGAAGAGGCTCAGATGATTGCTGTCAAAGGCAAAGATCTAGGCGTTGTTTTATCTGAACGTATTGCTGAATTGGAAATTAAACATGGATAAAGACCCAATAAAAGAAATTGCTATGAACGTTCTGGCGTCCTTGAGAAATTACGAAGCAACTGATGTACGTGACATTCTCACTGGCGTGTCTACAGTTCTTGCAACACTGGCTGTTGAAGCTGGCATGGAAGAAGAGAAGGCCGTCTACGCATTCAGAAAATCATTTCGCCATGCTGACAGTCGTTTGAAACAACTTCAAAAAGAGGCTCACTGATGAATGATGAAGAGAACGTCAGGCTGCTGGGATCCATGTTTGCCATGAACGCATTCATCAATCGTGGATACGAAAAGCCAGATGATGTTGCCAACATGTCTGTTGAGTTTGCAGAAGCGTTGATCAGGGCATTGGATAAAAGTCCAGAACCTGCTGCGGGGCTGCCGGCGATCAAGACAAGAAAGAAGAAAGATGAGAATCCAACTGAACCGTCATGAGCTATTGTTCTGCGATTTGTTTGGAACAGCAAGACGCAAAAATGCCATGCAATTCAACCATGACCGTCAGGTGAGTAAGCAAAACCCATATGACATGGACATTGATGGATTTCGTGGCGAGTTTGCCGTGGCCAAATATTTCAACGTAATGGTTGACACTTCATTGAATGAAAGGAAAAACCCAGTTGATTTAATTTGGAACGGCAAGACAATTGATGTGAAAGCTACCCGCCATAAGAATGCTCACATTCTGGTGACCGAGTATCACAAACATCATCCATGCGACTTGTATGTTCAAACTTACATCGAGGATGATGCCGTGACGATTGTTGGCTGGATTGACAACAGAACGCTATTTAAAGAAGCAGAGATCAGAACAGAGGGTCGAGTTTCTTATTGGCTAAAAGATGACAAATTGTTTCCAATTGAAATGTTAGGAGTTTAAAAATGATTGGTGCATTCGTATTGGTAGTGTTTCAAATGAACGCTGGCGGCAACTTGAACTGGGAGAAGGTGGACGAGTTCAAATCCCGAGCACTGTGCAACAAGGCGGCGGCTGCGCTGGTGGCGCGTCAAGAGGAAGTCAAAGGAGCTGTGGGTTTGCCCAAGGCATTCGCTTGTCTAGCAAAGGATGTGGACTGATGGCACATGAAGCAGGCAAGGGCGACACGCAACGCCCAACAAATCACCAAAAGTTTGCGGAAAGTTTTGAACGTATCTTTGGTAAACAACCACCTCAAAATGTTGCGGAGGAAGTCAAGCGTCAAGTCATTGATGCCGTCAACCTAGCCAGCGACCCAGCGGGACTTAAATTCAAGGAGACAAACAATGTGGCCATTCCCACCATTCCCCAACCCGAAGGACGAGGGCAACAAGACCCCGAAGTTCAACCCCGACAACCATGAGGAATCGCCTATATGACACAAGAAGACATACAGAAAGCATGGAACCTGATGTCCATGCACAACAGCGAGTTGTTGTTGGAGAACGAACAGTTAAAGAAGCAACTTATGCGTCAGAGCTTGTGGTATGCAATCAAGCGGGCGATTCGTATTTGGAGGGGTAAGGAATGACACAAGAAGACATCATTGCAATGGCTAGAGAGTCTGGGTTAGAAACTCAAGATGGATTTTCTGAATCTGTTTTCTACTTTGCCAAATTGGTAGCAGAGCGTGAGCGTGAGGCGTGTGCATCTATGCTGGAAGATTGGGACAAACACGCATGGAACCCTTTTGACTGTGCACAAGCAATCAGAGCAAGGGGACAAGCATGAAACGCTACTTTGCAACCATTGGGTTCATTATGACCCCATTCTTCATCAGCTATGCGTTCTGGTACGTGATCGGCGCTGGCATCTCGGCAAGCTGGGATTTGGCTAACTGGACGCTGCAATTAAAATTTGTTTTGTCTATATGGGCGGCTGGATTTGGAGCCATGATTCTTTTTAAACTTGAACGTGGAGGCAAATGATGGACTGGATTGACATTGTTGTTGGCGGCATTGTTGCCATTTTTATCGTAGGTGGTTGTTTGGCGTTGTACGCTGATGCCGTGAACCATCCTTGGGGAGAAGATGATGAGCATTGAAGCAATGAAACAAGCGCTTGATGCGTTGGAACGTAGTGTCGCAACTTGTTTTGACCAATATTCACATCAACAAGCAATGAGCCAACCAGCCCACTTCATCAATCAAGCCATCAAATCCCTACGCCAAGCCATTGCAGAGGCAGAGAAGCAAGTGCAGAATGAGCCTGTGGGATGGATAGACAGTAAAGGAAACATGATTTGCACAAAAATAAATGAATCTTGCAGACCCCTTTACACCCACCCACAAACAAAGCAAGAGCAGGGTGAGCCTGATGATGAGGTGCTTGGTTTTAATGGTTGGGGGTTTCCTATTGAACATCCACCAAAGCCAACGCCAGCAAATAAAGAG